TAGGTATTATACTTAGATTAGAACCTGCTACTAAAAAGTATGCATTGCGTTTAAATAAAACTGCAAAAGACCTTACAACTTTCGAAAAATCACAAGCAGTACTCAACGAAGTACTAGAACAAGCAGAATCAAAATATGGAGCTGTAGCAGATGCAGTTCCTGTCAACCAATTCAACCAACTTATAGCAACTTTTATGGACTTAAAAGATTCAGCAATGTTAGCCATTACTCCTCTTGCAGAGGCACTTGGAGGATTCTTCTCAAATAATATTGGATCAGCGATTGCTGCACTTGCACTTTTTGTAACAGGTATTACAAAATCGGTAATACCAAGTATTGAACAAATGAATGAAAGTATTAGTAATAGCATGATGGGAAGAATGGGAGCAGGAGCAGCCACCGCTTTTGGAGATATGAAAAGTTCTTTTGCAGGAATTGGAGAAGGAATACAGCAAACAAGAACAGCAAAAGCAAGACTAAAAGGACAAGCAGGAGAACTTACAAGTGCAGCAGCTGGAAAATCTGCAGGTATTCAAGCACTGCAAAGAGGAAAAAATTTAAGTAGACAACAAGCTGCAGGACTAAACACTTCCTTAAAAAATGCGGAAGCTCAATATAAAAAACATGGAAAAATAGTAACAGGTATTTTTGCAGGTGAAGATATTAAGCGAGTACGATCCTTTAAGAAAGCAATGAAACAAATGCAAGCAGAAACAAGTATTGCTACTAAAGTTATGACAGGAACTTTGAAAGTTTTCACTTCTACTGCAAAAGTATTATTTTTTGGGATGGGAACAGCATTTAAAGGCGTTATGATGGGAATGGTTGCAGTTACAAAATTTGCAGCAAGAGGAATAAATAGAGCTCTATCACTCATTGCTTTTGTTGGAATTATTACTCTTGTTATTGACGGAGTAAGAAGTCTAGGTCAGAATCTAGATAATGTAACAAAGGGTATAGGAAAGATGGTTAGTAAAATTGGAGAATTTTTTCAAAACATCGCAGATAAAGTAAGAGACTTACCTTTTATTGGAGGACTCCTAGGAGGAGGATTCGACTTAGCCGGTAAAGGAGCGGAAATAGCAGGCGGAAAAATACAAGAGTTCGGAAAGAGTTTAGAGGGAGTTGCAAATAAAAATAGAGCAATAGCAAAAGTTAAAGAAGATTTTAAAGAGTTAAGTGAAAGAGCAAAATCAACTTCAGATGAAGTTGCCGCATTTTTTAAGTCAATGGAGTTACAAGAAGCCAAGACAGGAAAAGGAGCTTCTTTAAAACAAATGGAAGCCATGCTTTCTAGTTCGGGTGTTGATGCAATATTTAAGGATTACAAAGATCTTCTAGATGCTTCCTTTGCACAAGGTCCTGGATTTGCAGGAGCAGAAGATCTTGCTAAGCTAGAAGAATCTATATTTGGAAAAGATGGAATTATTGGTAAATTAGCAACTGTTGATGAAACTTTCGCAAAAATTTTAAAGAATAAAGATACTATGAGTATTGATAAAATTTTCGAAATGATTTTAGGTAGAACAGGAAAAGCAGGCGCAACTACAGCAGCATTTAATACTCTAAATAGTAGCTTGGATGCTTTCGAAAGCAAATTTTCTAGTATATTTAATAAATCCGATCCTATGGAAGATTTAATAACTCAAATAAGTACATTAGGTGAAACGTTAGATCAAACACAACAAGAAACAGTAGGAGCCATTTATCAACGATTATTTGGAGATCCAGCAGAAGATATGAGTCCAGAAGATATGAATAAAGCAATTCAAGAAATTTTTGGGTCAATCAAAGCAATTCAAAACTTACGAAATACATCAAGCACAGGATTATTACAAACTCAAGCAGACTCTGCAAGAGTGGGGGGACGAAGTGATGCAGCTTCTCGTTTCGAAAAACAAAGAATCAAAAATGAAGAGTTTAGATTTAATATCATGAATCAAACAGCAACAGTTCGAGAAAAAGAATTAGCGTATCAGCAAACAGCGACCGAAGCTAACAAAAAAGCAATGGAAGATGAAAAGAAAAAATTAGAAATATTACAACTTCAATCTCAAGAATATGCTCGTTCAGTATCAGTAGTTGGCAGAATACAAGATACATTCTCAAAAGGTATCGAAGATATGTTTGTTAAAATTGCAGAAGGAAGTATGAATGCAAAAGAAGCTTTTAAATCTTTAGCAACCTTAGTATTACAAGAAATGGCAAAAATAGCCGCAATGAGAATGGCAGCATCTGTAACAGGCTTTTTAGGATTTGCAAATGGAGGTATTATGCCTGTTCGCGGAATGGCTTCTGGAGGTTATACTTCAGTAGGTAAAAAACGTTTTGGCACTGGTGGAATTGCTACTCAACCTACAATAATGGTTGGAGAAGGACGCTATAATGAAGCAGTTGTTCCTTTACCTGATGGAAGAACTATTCCTGTAGAAATGACAGGCGGAGGTGCAGGAACAAATAATATAGTAATTAATGTAGATGCAGGTGGAAATGCAAGTAGCACAGGAGACATGGGACAAGGACAAGCACTTGGAGTAGCTATTCAAGCAGCAGTTATGGAAACATTACAAAGAGAAAAACGCCCAGGTGGCGTACTAGGCGGGGGTTAATAAATGGCTTTTGGAATAATGCAAAATGACGGGTCAAATATCACAGGGTTTAGCGGACCTGTACAACCAGATAAAGGATTAAAACGTGATAGTAAGCCCAAAATTCATACAATAACTTTTGGTGATGGCTATGAACAACGACTTGCAGACGGAATCAATAATCTCGAGCAAAATATAAGTGTAAGTTTTTCTACTCGACCAAAAGCAGAAATAGATGATCTTGTAGCTTTCTTTGAATCTTTAGGAGGAGTTACTAAATTTCGATTCGATCTTGAAGATAGTAACGCAGGATCAAGCACAGAAACTATAAAGTGTACTTGCGCTCAATGGAATCAAACCTGGGCATATGATAATTTTTATAGTTTGACAGCAACATTTAAGAGAGTTTACGAAGCATGACGGAAAAAATTGCAATCAAAGAGCTACAATCTCTTGAAGAAGAATCAGGTTTAGTTGTATTATATGAAATAGCACTTGATGAAGATGGTTCAAGCCGTGCCTATTTTACTCGTGGAGAAGATATAGATTTATCAAACGTACAAATGTATGACTATGATAACAATAGTCAATTAAATACATATGATGCCATTCCTGTGCAGGCAGAAGGATTCGAAGTAAAAAGTAAAGGAGCAGCAGCAAGACCTGTTATTACTTTTGCAAATATATTAAGTACTTTTGGAGATGCACTTGGAAGTCTAGAGCCTGATGATCTTATAGGAAAGAAATTATATAGAAGAAAAACTTTACGAAAATATTTAAAAGATGGGTCAGCAGATACAGGATCAGGCAATACTCCAGTAGAGTTTCCAAGGCAAATTTTTATTATAGATAGAATCGAACAACTAAATGCAATAGAAATATCTTTTGAATTAACAACACCTTTTGATGTAGAAGGATTAGTACTTCCCTATCGTGTAATTGGAAATAATGCTTGTTCTTGGGTATATCAAGGAGCTTCCCCAAATAAAATAAATAATAGTACAGATAATGGTGGTTGTACTTGGTCAGAAGAATCAAAACTTATAATGACAAACGGTAGTGGAACAGACGTTACTCATACTGTTTATGTAACACAAGACGATGAATACGTAATTCCTTCAACCACTAGTTTTACAACTTATACAAGTGGCGCAGTAACTAAAGACACTTATTATAAAACTACCACTACATTAGCGACAACAGGCGTACAAAGATTACAAGCAGACGGCACCGCAGATACAGCTGCAAATGGAGGAACAATTAATAATTATTGGCAGGCAACAACGAGTGCGAGTAGTCCTGGAACTCCTTCAGATACAAATGGAAATTTTGATAGAATAAGAGTACATGGGACATATAGTGCAAGTACAAACTATTATACTTATACAGAAGATAGATATAATGACTATGTAGCGTATACAAGTGGTGGTAAAACACATCTTTGGAAAGCAACTCGTACTCAAACATCAGGAGCTAATACTGCTCCTGGTTTTAATAGTTATTGGCAACGAGGAGACTCATGTGGTAAAAGACTAACCTCATGTGCCTGTAGATTTGGCTTTAGTCCATTGAACACAGCTTCCCCTTCAACAGGAAGTACAACAAAAAATAGTCAAAAACCTTTACCTTTTGGAGGCTTTCCTGGTGCAAGAAAATTTAGATAAACTTTTACCTGAAATTTATAAGCAAGTAGAAGAAGAAAGTCCAAAAGAAGCTTGTGGACTTATTGTTGAAATCGAGAATGAATTGAAATATATTCCTTTGGAAAATCAAAGTTCTGAGAAAGAGCACTTTGCAATCGACCCAAAACAATGGGTTCGATACTCGATTATTTCAAAAATAAAATATGTAGTCCATAGTCACTACGGCTCAGATTGTTATCCAAGTGAGCATGACAAGAATGTATGTAAAAGTCTTGGCGTACCATATTTAATTGTATCGTACCCAGAGAAAGGAGAATTTATTTATGACCCACGTTAAATTAATGGGAGAAATGGGAGAAAAATTTGGCTCTGAATGGGAGTGCGTTGATACGAATATGCGAGACATATTAAAGTGTATTAATGTTCAAACTGAAGGATTACAAGAATATCTTCTAGACTGTCATTTAAAAAATATTGAATTCTCTGTACAGAGCGGGGATAATCTTATAGAAGAGTTTCCAGAATTATATCTAAATATTGCACGAGACGAAGTTATAATTACTCCAGTACCTGCTGGTTCTGGTAAAGGACTAGGAAAATTAATCACAGGATTACTACTTTTAGCTGCCATGTTTTTTATGCCGGGGGTTGGTACATATCTTACAACCGGAGGAACAGTTGCTGGTAGTGGTGCGGGAACTATGGCATTCGCGAGTGGATCAGGAGCAATATTAGGAACTTCTACTCAGGCAGCTTTAGCTTCAGGAGCAACTTTAAACATAGCAGGTTCAGCAGTAATGATGCTTGGAACAAATCTAGCACTTATGGGACTCGCAGAAATGTCAGCACCCGATCCAGATAGAACAACAGATGATCCTTCGTATCTTTTTAATGGAGCCGAAAATCACATAGAACAGGGGCAACCTGTTCCACTTCTTTATGGAGAACTTACAATTGGTGGCGCTCCAATTTATCAAGGATATACACCAGGAGTAAGAACCGGATATACAAAAGGAATTCATACTATTGACGGTACAGATTCACAGAATTCAAGAATAGGGTCAAACCCTTATAATGGTGTATACACAGACTTTAGTACCTCAAATTCTGGAGCAATGTCAAATCAACCTTCTTCAGGATGGGTAGGCATTGGAAATAATACATTTGATCAAGTAATGGACTATATAACAACCCCAAGCAGTGGACTCGCAAAAACTCCACTACACGACTACATGTTCGAACAGGCAAAATAAGATGGCAGATAATTCAGCAAAATACAGTACAAGAGCTTTTGGCACAAAAAGCTCAGTTGATTTAAAAAGTCCAAATAAGGAACAAACAGCTATTGTCTACGATTTATTAGCAGAAGGACCAATTGCTGGTCTAGTAAATGATATTTCATCAGTTTACTATAATGATGTTCCCTTAGTTGATTCAGTAAACAATGATATTTTAAAACCTCGTAAATTTACAGCAAACACAACAGCAAGTAGTACTTCTATAACTGCAACTGAATTGGGAACCATTCGTACTCTTAGCTATAATAATAAAACGGGTCTTGGTATTGGTGGAAGAATAATTTCTATCGTTGGAGCAGGAACAAAAGGAACAGGTATAGCAAGTATT